ATCTTCACATAGGCGCAGCCATCGAAGGTGCCCGCCGGGATTTGGATGAAGCGCACCGCCGCGGTCGGGATGCCCGCGGAGGGAAGCGTCGTCTCGACGATCGCGCCCGTGCTGTCCAGGCCGTAGACAGGATAGTAGGTCTGATTGTCAGGCGACGCTTGGAAGGTGATCGCGGCGGCCGTCCACGCGGCGGGGATGTAGAGCCCGGCGATGTTCAAGCCCGCGGTCTTGATCGCGTTGGAAACCGCGGCTCCGTTCGCGATGATCGCGTTGACGAGGCCGATGTTGTTCGCGCCGAGGCTGTCATAGAGCGTCATGGCTCAATCCTTGTCGTAGAGGACACCTGCCGCGTCGCTCGCGCGAGCCTTCAGGCCGAGATCGGTGATCTGGATTTCCAGGCAGCGATAGCCGTCCACATCATCGGATACGGACACGACGACACCCTTCGCTTGGATGTCGACCGCCTTCCTGATCCCAGGCAACTCGGTGGTCCCAAGCTTCTCCAACTCTTCCTTCCCGAGCCGCAGACGCAACCCGTAAGGGAAGCTCTCGGAAGGCATCGGCGCGTACTCTGCCGGCTCGTCTTCACGCTTCATGCTTACGAGTTGCATCGCTGCGTGCTCCCTTACTTGAGCTTGGCAGGCGGCGGGGGCGGCGGGGGCGGCGGGGGCGTGACGGGCGGCGGGGGCGACGCTGCCACGACAGGCGGCGGATGTGCGGCCGGGGCCGGCGCTGCGTTCGCCTGGGACGCCTGCGCCATAGACAGGTTCATGAGTGTGGCTTCGATGGCCTCAAGGCGCGCCTTCAGCGCGGCATTCTCTTCGGCGAGCGCGACCGTCTCGGGCTGCGTGGCCGCGCCACCGGGCACGACGCCCATCTGCGCGAGAGCAACCGCAGTCGCCTTGGCGACGCGCGCCGCAAGCTGATCGTCTTCGTCGCCCACGGCAAGCGGCTGGTGCCGCGTGAAGTCAAGCTCCTGGGGTCCGGCGCGCCGCTTCGCTTCCTCGCCCTCGGGCGTCAGCGCATCCATGTGCGGGCCGGGCTTGAGGTTGCTGACGATCTCGGTGCCGGCCTCCAAAAGCTCGTGGTCCGTGCCGGGGAAGCGCGGCGCGAACGCCTTGGCGTTGAGCCGGTATTTCGTCGTGGGCCAATCCATGTTGGCTGCCTCCGTCTAGGAGTGGGGTTGTGCACGTCGTGCGCGTCGCCCGTGGGCGACGCGCATCTGCCTGGCACCAAGTGTCAGACGTAGGTCGTGGAATAGCCCGCCGGGTAGTAGAGCATGCCGAAGCGGGAATGGCTCAGATACGCCTGCACGGCGCCCGCAGTGAACGGCCCGGTCGCGACGGTGTAGACGAGCTTGTAGAAGCGAGGCGTCGAAACGCCGCCGCTCGGCGGGCTCGGCAGTGCGATCGGGAAGAGATGCGACAGCGCCGAGTTGAGTTGGGCGATCGAGAGCGCAGGCGTGATCGCGTAGCTCGTCCATGTGCCCGGCACACCCGCGTTGTTGGGCGCGCCCTGAAGCGCGACCGTGAGCGTGGCCGCGCCGGCTGCGGCAAAGAGGCCGTCGCCGATCAGGTTCAGGAAGAGCGGCGTGCCGATCGCCATGTCGCGATTGACGGACATATCGAGGATGTTCGTGCTGTCGCGCGTGACGGTGATTGCGACGGGGGTCGTCGGCGCTGCCGCGGTCCCGTCGAAAGCAAGCGTGCTGTCAAGGATCATTGTCGTGGTTCCTGTGCTTGGGTGCGGAGGGAAGAGCGGCCTTTCGGCCGCTCAGGTGATCCGCGCCTCCGTCGAGAGAAGCTGATCCACGATGCGGATCGGGATGCCACGGAACATCGTGACGGGCTTGCCGTCCCACTGCCCCATCTGCAACAGGACGTTCGTCTTGTTGAGCGCCTGCCGGTCCAGGGCGCTCGCCACGACGCGGTTGCAGTAGATGGCCCACCGCACCGAGCCGCCGACGACGCCAGACGGGCGCGTGGGATCGACGTTGATCGACGCACCGGACGGGGCGACCGGCACGCGATGGCAGGCCGACACGAGCGCGTTGATCAGATTGGCCGCCGAGCCGCCGCCGAGCAGCGTCACGTCGATGTTGCAGAGGCGCACGGCGAAACGCCAATCGCGCACCATCACGCCCGCTTCCCACTTGAAGTGCGAGCGGTAGACTTCCAGCAGCGAGCTATCGCTCTGCACGAGCGTATCGCGGCCGAGGTCTTCGTGCATGAGGCCGCCGACCTTGCCCTTCGGGAAGATGCCGGCGATCGTCTGCGGCCCCCAGCCCACGAGCCAAATCGACGTGTTCGTGCTGCCCGTGCCGCCGCAGTCGATGATGTTCGCCGCGGTGCCGGCCGAAAGGCTGGCGTAGCGCGGGGCGAGCCCCATGATCTGCGCAGGCGTGGTGATCGCGTTGCTGTAGAGGATCGCAGCCTGCATCTGCTGCGTCAGGCCCTCAAAGAACGCGCTGTCTTCAGACAGACGAAACTCGGCCGTGTTCCCGTTCAGGTCGGCGAGGTCTTTGTCCACCTGCGAATACGCTTCGAGGTTGCCGCAGTTCTCGATCACCTGCGCGGTCGTGCTCTTCGTGGGCTGCACGCCCTGATAGAGCAGACGCCACGTGCCGGAAGGCAGGCCGGTGCGGACGGTGGTCTTCGTGCCCGAGGTCTGATTGCCCTCGACCCAAAGCATGTCGTCCATCATCTGATTGGTCTGGCTGAGAAGGTCGACGATCGTCGCCATCTTCCCGCCTTCGTCAGTCCGCTTCGCCCAATCCGCAAGCGTGAGCGCGGTGTTGCCAATGGTAGCCATAGATAGCGCCTCCTGCCGCTGCGCGGCCTAGGGTTAGGTCTTAGCCGAGGGGTACAAGGCCGCGGCTCGGCTCGGGACCGCGACAGGGGTGGTGTTGGTGACAGGAACGGTCTTCGCTTCCGTCACCTGCGACGCGAGCTTGTAGAGCGTGCGCACGATGGCGGGGTGATTGCCCGCGCCCGTGACATGCAGCGCCTCAAAAATCTTGGGATCGCCAAACTGCTCAAGCGCCGATTGGATCGTGGGCAGCGTGTGCGTGGCAAACTTCTCGCCGCCGATCTCGGCGTCGGACATGATCTCGTTTTTCCACGCGGCATTCATCTCGACCCACAGCCGGGCCGGTGCGTCCATCTGCTCGCGGATCATCGGCGCCATCTCGGCGACGATCGCCTTCACGCTCTCGCCGTCCATGCGCCCGCGCGCCGCGCCCTCCAAAAACTTGGTGAGCATCGGATCGTCGCGCGTCATGCCTTCAGGCAGAGGATCGAGAACGTAATCCTCCGCCTTCATCTCGGGCTCGTCGGCCTTGGGCTCGGCCGGCTTCTCTTCCGGCTTGGCCTCTTCCGTCTTCGTCTCGGCGGGGGCCTCTTCCGTCTTCGGCGCGACGAGCGGCGTTTCCAGCGGCGAGGCCGGCGCGGGCGCCTCTGCCGTGACGGGCTCGGTCGCTGCGGGGGCCGACGTGTCGGCGGCCGGCGTGGACGACGTTTCAACCGCGGCTGCGGCGTTGCTCTGCGACATGATCTAACCCCCTAACCGAGTGGCACCCTACATCTTGTGCATGTGCTCGCGGAGCAGCACCATATACTGCTCGGGACACAGGCGCAACGCATCTTTGTGGATTGTCAAGGCCAAAGAGCGTGCGCCGTCATGAAAAGCCGTTGCGTGCGGATCGTAGGCGGCGTTGACGACAGGCGTAAAAAGCCGTCCAGGCCCGAGCAGCACATCGGCCAGCCACTCCCTGCCGGCTGGCAGATTGAGCATGGCCTTCAGTGCATTCGCCTTGTCACGATCCGTGATGCGCTTGCGACGCGCACGCTCCTCGATCTGCTCGGGATCGCTCGCGTCGACTGCCGGCTTCTCGGGCTCGTCGTCGTCGGGCAGCCCTTCGGCCGGCACTATGTCGCTCACGCGCGCTTCGCCCACGGCTCGACGACATTCGTCTCATCGCGCTCAAGCTCGACGCCATAGGGCACCACGTCGACCACGGCCGCGGGCACGGTGCGGTTAGCGTAGTCGCGCGCCTCGCCATCGGTGTTGAAGCGAAGCGCCTGCTCGCGCATGCCCCAACCCCACATCGAGAGATACTTCTCGGCGCCCCGCTGCTTGACGATCTGCACCTTGATCACGTCGGCACGCCTCCACTGTTCAGCATCATCGACAAGGCATTCTGCCCGCCGCCTACGTCCGTCTTGCTCAGCACTTCGGCACCCTGCACGGCCGCCTGCGCCTGCCCCATCTGCTGCTGCTCCTGCGCCTGCTTCTCGCGCGCAGCGCGGAGCGCCTGCCGGCGCTGCTTGCTGGACAGCAGCTTAGGCGGCGCGCGCAGGTGCTCCGCGTAGATGCGGATCGTCTCGTCTTCGTCGAGGTTGTCGAGCACCTGCGGGCGCGCCGCGCCGAGGTTGCCGGCAAACTGCCACAGCCGCTCGATCGCCGTCGTGGCGCTCGCGCGCTGAAGGTCAGCGAGCAGGCCGATGTATTCGATCTTGAGCGGCATGCCCTGCATGGCATCCGGCGCCTTCGGGAAGAGCCGGCGCCGGTTCATGATGTGGAAGATGCGCGTCACGTCGGGCTGCAAGCCTTCGTGCTCGTTCCGCTCCAACACGGGGCCGAGCATGATCAGCTTCTCTTCGCGCCGCGCGTCGATCTCCGTCGCCGTGCGCACCGTCTCAAGCTGACTGATCATCAGGAAGAGGTCGTTGAAGAAGCAATCCTTGATCCGCTGCTCGACCTTCGCGATATCTTCCTTCATCTCGCCGATCTGCGGCGTCACCATGTAGGCGGGCTTGAAGCCGGCGCCTTGCATGTTGGACACGTAGTTGACGGCGCCTGGCAGTAGCGACGCGGGCTCATTCTTCATCGACACGTCGGCGACCATCGGCGGGTTCACCTGCTTGTCGATCGCCTGCATCTTGCGAAGCTCTTCAAGCTGAAGCTGCTTCACATCGCCCAGTGCATCCATGCCGGGACTGCGGCCGTATGGGTCATTGCCCTGGATATCCCATCGCGGGCACGAGATCGGGCTCTCGTGGAAGCCCTTGATCTTCAGGAACGGCTTGCCGCCGTTGTCCTGCTCCCAATAGCACTCGCGGTAGCGGAAGTGCCGCGGCAACCCGTATTTGTCGACGCCCTTCTGTGCGGGCGAGTAGTTGGGGTTGGGCTCGATGATGTGGTTGATAATCCGCTCGTCGTCGAGACGCGGCCCGCCTTCCTTGTAGGCGAGACGAACGGGCGTGCTCACGTTCTCTTCGCCAAACTCCTGCACAAGCTGCAACACGGTGTAGGTAAACTCTCGTGCAAGAGTGTCGACGCGGCCATTCTTGTTGACCGCGCAGAAATACTCGCCGACCACCGGGTTGAAGCAGCGGATGATATCCTCGGCGTCTTCATAGATGATCATCGGCGCGGTGCCGAAGAGCGGCAGATCGACATACTGCACCGCCTTGGCGGTGTAGTAGTTGGAGCCCGCCATGACGCGCATCATGCGCTTGGTCACGTCTTCGCACCACTGCTGCACTTCAATGTCTTCGGCGATATCGGGATCAGGCACCGTCATGCGGAACCACGGCCGCGCAGGCGACGTGGTGCCAGCCATGAGGCCCGAACCGCAGTTGCGCAGCGCGAGCGTGCCCGTGCTGTTCAGGATGCGCTGATTGATCGGGCTGCCCCGGTTCCACGTGTTCCACGAGTTGCGCTGGATCAGCCACCGGAAGCGCCGCGGCAAGATAAACTCGGCAAGCTCGGCCCAATGCGACCACCACGACAAGCGCACCTGCCGCATCATGTTGATCCGCGCCTTGAGCTTGTCGCGCAACTCCATGATCGCAGCGTCGGGATTGTCTTCACGCAGCTTCGTCGCGGGGGCTTCGTCCTTCGCCTTCGTCTCGCTCATGTCAAACCCCCAGGAGCGTCTTGCCGGTCGCGCCGGCTTCTTCGTCCGACGCGGTGACACGCTTGCTGATCAGCGTGCCACCCATCGCAAGACCGGCCGCCATCGTCGCGGCGGATTTGCGCGCGGCCGAGCCACGTGCGTAGGGGCTTTCCTGCATCGGCGGGGGTGGCAACTCGGGCTGCTGCACGGGCATGAGCGCTGGCGGCTTCGGTGTGCTTCCCATGTCAG